GTCGCCTTGGGCGTCCTTCCAGGTTGAGCTTGGCTGTTATACACTCTATTGGGTCCCCGCCTCGGCATGGGCGGAACGCGCACCCGTGGGGCTAGTGACCATCAGGCACAATGATCTTCATTGGATGACCAATTCCTTGGTAATCAAGGTATGGCTCCACTCTAGTGAAGTCTTTGCTGTCGGTCCTTTCACCATGGCGATCCTCGGTGACCATCCTTCTGGAGGTCAACCTTGGGTTAGTGTTTCGTCTTCGGCCTGGCTGAGGGAGAGAGTGTCGAGTGGTTTTCGATTGGAGGTTCCAGATGAAGCACGGTGCCTTCCATCATGGTCGAGACCGTGCATCCTCGTCCCCTACCGCAGGGGCGACGCCTCCGACGACGATCCCGACTATTAGAGGGTGGGTGGCTCCTTTCGCCTGACTGGTCAAGGACCTGGTTTGCCGACTACGGCAGGTTGGTCGCCCAGACCTAAGCTGTGAACAGCCATTGATATGATTATAAATGTTACACTACTTGGAGACCAGTTTGGCACGTTTTTATGAAGAAGCCATTATGAGTAATGAGAACGTTCATTTTCTTGTAGTTTCCCTGCTGCTAGCCACAGTAGGTATTTTGTATCAATGCCGAAGGGACGGTTATCTCTACAAACCACAAGAGCATGATGTTTTTGTTGAGTACATTTCTGAGTACTATGCCTTTCTTGAGAACGGCTTCCACCTCCAGACAGCCGAAGAGCCAGCGAGAGCGTACGGCAACTTCGCTGGATCGTGGAAGGACTCTCGTCGAGTCTCGTATTTGATGGCCAGTCTGACGCTGGATATCATTTACGACACGCGCAAGCTCAAGACGGTGGCTACGAAGACTTGCTTATCAGAGCACATGCTTAAGAAGATCGCAAGGATCGATGTAGGGGGTGCCCGGATCTCGCGGGAGGCAGCTGCGAAGGCCATGCCGTTGGCATTGGTGTTGGCACAATTGCCTGTACCGGCAGAGGTCGAGTCGGCCGTGTTTGAAGGAACTGCCCTGTTCCGTCGAGCGCGCAACCCGATCGAGCTTTCTCAGTACGGAGCTGAGGAAGGTGACGTTGTCCGAGGTGTGAACCTTGGATACCGTCAGCCTTACGGTAATCAGTAGGGAGGACCTGTCAGGACATTCACATGGGCTGCGAGGAACACGGTTGATGTAACCGTGGACCTCCGAGCGGAGCTCGAGGGACATGTGGGTGTTACTGTCAGGTTGGAACCTGTCCGGTTCAAGGACAGGAAGGAGAGGAGGTCGTTCGCCGTGTTGGACACGTTCTTGTTCTCGGGCAAGGATGCATTTTCGAACACTTACAAGAATGCTGCCGCTGCTATCATGCGGAGGCAACTTCTGTACAAGGATGGTACACCGGTCGTGCAGCCGACAGCAAGCTTTAGAGTTGAGTTGGCAGCCTACTACCGTGACCTGTGCAATGAGATTAAACCGATCCAGCGGTGGACGGTTTCTCAATTCTTGGACAGTTGTCGGGATGGAAAACTCCGAAAGCGTTATGCCAATGCTTGGGAATCTCTCAAGTTTGGGTTTAAGGCTAAGTGGGCCGACGTTAGGGCATTTTTGAAGTATGAGAAGGTGGACGGTGATTCGATTCCTAGGGTAATTAGCCCCAGACACTACGAGTATCTCCTGGCAGTAGGAAGGTACTTGAAAGCTGCTGAGGGTCCATTGTATGCGGCAATGAGGAGGGTGCATGGATCGGTTGTGGTATTGAAAGGCATGAACGCCATCGATTCTGCGCGGGTGATTCGTAGCAAGTGGTCACGGTTTCGCAGGCCTGTTGCTGTTGGAGCTGACATGAGTCGGTTCGATCAACACACAAGCCAGCAAGCGCTGCGTTGGGAACATTCTGTATGGGTCAGATTTTTCGTGGGTGGTCTGCGTCAGAAATTGGCGTCACTGCTCCGATTGCAGCTGAACAATAGGATAATTTTCAGGGTAGCGGGCCGAGTCATTCGTTACGTTTTACGTGGGCAGAGGATGAGCGGGGACATGAACACTGGGAGTGGCAATTCACTTCTCATGGTGGCGATGCTGTCGTCATACATGAGACGCCTCGGGATCAAGTGGGATCTCGTTGACAATGGTGATGATGCATTGATCTTTGTGGAAGAAGAGCATCTTCATTTGTTGGATGGCCTGCGGGACTTCTGTCTGTCTTTGGGCTACCGCCTGAAGCTGGAGGATCCTGTATCTGTTTTCGAACAGATCGAGTTCTGCCAAACTCACCCGGTGTTCGTCAACGGACGGTGGACCATGGTGCGTAAGTACCGTGAAGCCCTGTCCAAGGACGCCACGTGTCTTCACGCCCCTAGTGAAAGGATCGTGAAAGGCTGGGTCAACGCAGTTGGAACAGCCAATCTCGGGCTCACTAAGGGTGTACCGGTCATGCAGGAGGTGGCGATGCTCTATAAGCGACAGGACGGCGAGTTTAAGGGGATCGACATGCGCGCTGGGGGTTTAACCCGGCTGGCTGTTGGTCTTAAGCCTGAGTACTTGCCCGTCAGAGAGGACGCAAGGGTCTCTTTTTGGAGAGCCTTTGGCGCTTGGCCGGCCGAGCAATTAGAGCTAGAAACACACCTCCGCGGGATCGGGGACTTGCAAGCAGTCCCAGTAGTTTGAACAGAAAACAATGTCTAAGAAAATCGCGAAACAATCTGGAGCAAAGGGCGCTCCACTTACTAGAGCTGGCTCTCAGAGACAGGGACAGCCTACACTTAAGTCTCTTCCTAAGGGAAGACTTCTCGTGTCTCACTCTGAGGTGGTCAACCACCTCACGGCCGTATCTTCAGCGAAGGTGTGGTCCAGGAAGCTTACTCCGAAGATTGCTCCGATCCTCGGGAACCTCGCCAGGAACTTCCAATCGTACCAATTCCGCAAGGTGCGTTTCCGTTACGTTCCCCGCCAGGGGGCCACTGCGTCTGGAAATGTTTCTTTCGGAGTTGTGTACACCCATCAATCACCATTCAATCGTGCTGATCAAGACGCATCTAACGATTGGGGCAATTTGGCCGATGAGGTCAAGAGCCTCGTTGGATCCGTCTCTCTTCCTCCTGGTGGTGCACCGGCCATGGCTGGTAACATCGCTAAGGTTGTTGTTGAGAACTTCACGCGAAAGTTGTTCCAAATGGTGCTCCCATGGGCCGTCACCCGCTCCCCAGACATGGGGACATCAGGTGACAATCCTGCAACAGTTCCTGGACATCTTTGCATCGCTTTGGAACCTGGTTCCGTCACCGCTGGTGAAGCTCTGGGTGATCTCTACATGGACTACGAGGTTGAGTTCGAAAGTCCGATCGACAATAAGTTTGGTGGTGACTACCTCCAAATTTACTCTAACTCTTCTGACGATGCTGCTCTTGGCTTGGGCTCCCCCCACCTAGCCTCTGGGCATCTCAACGAGTTTGGAGCCGAGGGTAACTCGATCTACGTGTATACAGCTGGTATCTACGATATTCTCGTGGATCAACGCGGAACGTCACTCAACGCTAACGCTGCAGGACTCACCGTCAGTGATGTCCACGGTACCTCGCGTACCGATGCCGCGCTTGGCTCGAAGTACGACGCTGGACTCCTTGAGTACCAGAATGTTGCACAAGTCGGTTCGACTATCAATCTTGAGTCCACCACCCAATGCGTTTATCACGCGAGGCTGCAGTTGAACGAGGGAGACAAGATTACGATCCCTAGCTTATCAACGGGCTCCCTGACCTCTACCAGCATCATGGTAATGTCAGCCCCACGCATCCCAGTAATCGTGCAAACTTAGATTTCAAGAGGCCGGGCGGTATACTTACCAGCACGCGGGTGGCACCCGTGGACTCTTGACTACGAAGATCTACCTAAAACACAAAACACAACAAAAAGAAACATACACTCATTGTAAATAGACTCACATTACAATGGCCGGGAAAATACCCTTAGGGGGGGCTCCCTGGTCATATTC